AAAAGCCGATCTGGAAGCAAAGAAGGTTATTTATAACAATAACCCTATATTGAAATGGTGTTTAAGTAATACGTGCGTGGAAGAAGACAGAAACGGGAATATTGTACCGAAGAAATCTTCCAACCCACGAAGACGAATAGACGGCACAGCAAGCCTTCTGGACGCTTATACGGGCTTGTTTGAACACTACAACGAATTTACCGAAGCATTATAAAAGGGGGCTGGAATATGGCAAACAAAAGGTATTTAAAAGACAAGAAAATAGTAATTTATAAAAAAGGAACGTTCGAAGACGAAGACGGCTTCCAAACAGAAGGCTATATGCCTATTCACTCACAGCCCAGCTTATGGGCGTATTTCAAGCAGTTAAGTGCCGAACTTACGTACTTGAATAACAGCACACAGAGTAAAGAAGAGTGTTTGTTTCGTATTAACTGGCTGGACTATGTACGTAACGCTTACCCGTCCGATCTGGCAATAGGCTATAACGGGCTTGTATATAACGTAACAAGGGTAGACCCTTACGAAGACTACAAGCGGGACTTAGTGTTATACGCAAAAAATAACCATGATAAACTAAGCAACGTAATACCTTACGACCCAAGCAAACTGTAAGACCCCGTAGAACGTACAGAAACGCCCCTAGAAGCGTTAAAACGTTCTGGACGGTAAATATATCAACCCGCACAAAGAAACGGGCTTATACGGCATTTTAGAAGGCATGTTTTTATAGCACGCCTTCTTTTTTATGCTTAATATGTAAACATGTAAACATGTTAAAAAATTATTTCTATAGTTGACAAGCTATGACAAGCTGTATATACTGTACTTAGTCACAGATAGACATAATAAGACACAAAAGAAAAGAGGGCTTAAATATGGAAAAGTACAGAAAAGCAAGCATAGGCGAAAACTATTCTTATTACCTGTTTACAGAGCCGACAAAGGCGGGCGAACGGCTGGAAGTGGAAATAACCAAGGTAGAAGCACGAAGTAAAACAGCGTCGCCGTGGTGGTACGTGAAGACATACGCAACCGACAGCCATTTAGATTGTTACGGCAGATACAACCCGCAATTAGAAGGAAGCGTTATTAACCCAGTATGGAAGCTGGACGCTACAGAAGAAAACAAAGAGCTTATTTTAATGGAAATTGAAAAGAGGGCATACAGATGAGAAAATACAGCGAAAAGAAAATACAGGCGGACAAGACAGGCGACGGCTATATATTCCAGATGTTTTACAACGAACTACAGAAGTGCAAAAGACCTGTAGGCATGGTAGAAGAAGACGACGTATTAACGGCTTTAGGTTACGATCTGGAAGACCTACAGCGCAACCCAGCATTAAAAGCGGGGTTAAATATGGCTGTAAGTGCCATTAACGGCGACGTATACGAAGACAACAGACCGCAACCCGTAGACCGTTACCATTTCACAGGCAAAGACGGCAAGGCAATTAAGGGCTTTACGCTGGAATGGTACATAACACAGGAAATTAAAGACGCTTTAACAGACATTAAGTTTAAGATTGACTTTAACGACTCTGTAACAAGCTATTTGCTTTGTGAATGGGGCACGCTGAACAAGGAAGCCGACGAAGACAACGACAGGGCATTAGAAACACCAGACAGCGCAAGCATTGTAGCCCGTTATCATACGTGCAAGGGCGATATTTACATTAAAACAAAGGGAACAAGTAAAACAGTTATTATGTTTACATGTGAACTTGTAAACAAGTTTAAAAATAAGCTTGCAAACAACGAAACATTAAAACATAGCGAAAAAGCGGGCAATTACAGCGTATACATGCACGTAACACCAGAAGAAAAGCTGTATGTAGGTATGACACAGGACATAGAAAAGCGTTACGGGTATAACGGTAACGGCTATAGAGGGCAACCGGACTTTTTCACGGCTATTAAGAAATACGGCTGGCACAATATAGACCATGAAGCAATAGCAAGCGATCTTAGCAAAGAAGAAGCCGAAAAGCTGGAACATGAAGCAATAGTAACGCTTAACGCAAAAGAAGGCGGATACAACCAGAACGACGGCGGAAGCGGAAGCGACGGAAAGCCCGTTAAGTGCCTTACAGACGGAAACATATTTAACAGTCTGGAAGAAGCTACAGAGCATTACCAGCTTAGCAAAGGCTTTGTATGCAAGGTATGTAAAGGCGTAGCACAGACCGCAAAGGGCTTACAGTTTGAATACATAGAGGAGAATTAACACAATGAACGGCTACAAAATGACGGCGGACGCTTACAGAGCGTTTAAGAAAAAAGACCCAGAAGCAGACGTAGACAGCAACATTAAAACGCTGGACTTCTTAGCAACATGCACACAGGAAGACATTTACAACCTGTTTAACAGTTCCGCATTTAACTATATCTGTTTAGGATACGTAGAAATGGCATTAAACGACTTTAAAGAGCTGGACGACGACACAAAAGACAGAATAAGCAACCATGTAAGAAGCATGTTTGACACTGTAGGCGCAAAACAAGCGGAAAAGTACCACAACGAACATTAAAGGCGGTGAGAACATGAGCAAGGTTATAGCCCTAGTAAACCAAAAAGGGGGCGTAGGGAAGACCACAAGCACAATTAACATAGGTGCGGGGCTGGCATTAAAAGGCAAGCGGGTATTATTGATAGACCTAGACCCGCAAGCAAGCTTAACAATGAGCTTAGGACAGGACGCAAGCAGAAGCGACCGTACAGCATACGAAGTATTAACGGGCGATCTGGAAGCAAGCAAAGCAATTATTAAGTTATCTGGCGGGTATGACCTTATACCGTGCGACGCAAGGTTATTAGCGCTGGAAGAGGGCAAAGAAAAACGCCTGTTACAGCGTGCTATAGCCCCTTTAACGGGCATGTATGACTATATTTTAATAGATTGTCGCCCCAGCTTAGGTAATTTAATGCTGAACGCCTTAACGGCTTGTAATGAAGTGTATATACCAGTACAAGCGGAATTTTTAGCACTTGCGGGGCTGGCACAGCTTACAAACACAATAACGCTTGTAAAACGTAAGCTAAACCCAGACGTAAAAATAACAGGCGTGCTTATTACAAGATACAAGGCACGTACAAAGCTAAGCAAGGAAGTATACAAAAAGGCGAAAGAACTTTACCCGCAAGCAATCTTTAAAACGCCTATACGGGACGCTGTAGACGTAGCAGAAGCGCCAACGGCTGGCACAGATATATTTCACTACAACAAACGAAGCAACGGCGCAAAAGACTATTTAAGCGTCGTGGAAGAAATCATAAAGAGAGGATAAAAAAAACATGGCAAAGGATTTTAATAAAGGCTGGGACACTATAAACAGCATGATAGACGACGAACCAGCAGAGGACATAAAAAAAGCAAAGCAAAAGGAAAAAACGGTAACTTTTGCGTTTAGGACAACACAGAAAATAGCGGACATGATAAGGAGCTATGCCTATTACGAAAACAAAAGCGTAAGGGCTGTAATGGAAGAGCTTATAACAGAGAAGCTAAGCGGGGTGGACCTTCCAAAGAGAAAAGACGAAGAGGAGAACTAACAACATGATTGTGTTTGACAATATGAAATATTACACAGTAAAAGAAGTAACGGAAACGCTTAAATGTTCAGACAGGACAGTAAGACGCTATGTTAAGGCTGGAACACTGGAAGGTAAGCTAATTGCACGCAAGCTATACGTTACGGAAACGTCAATAAAGAACTATATAGAAGGCGGGAATAATACGGACAAGTAGTTAAAGCCTAAGCATTATGCTAAGATTAAAGCATAAAAATAGCCGGCAACGTATGCAAGACGCTACCAGCTACCACAAGTGACATATACATGTTATCTTGTGGGACTAAAAAAATCAAGGCGGTAAAAGAGAGGTGCAACAAGTGACAATAGAAAAAATTTATAAATTCATTGTAGACACACACCCACAAATTAACGGCGATTTTAACCAGTGTGTAGACATTAAAGCCGTGTTTAGAACGGCGGGTAAGTATGTAAAGCCGAATAAGATTTTTTACAGCGACACAGACAAGCAAAAAGAAGAGCTACAGAAGTTTATTAACAGTCTGGACGCAAGCGGGCGGGCATACTGCCTTTATTATTCAGTGTATACATTTAACCCAGAAGCAAAGAAGACAATAACGAAGGACAACGCACAAAGTACACAAATGCTTTGCGCCGATCTTGACCATATCACAGAAGCCGACCTTGCGCCGATACTGGAAAAGCTGAAAGAAAACGGGCTTGAACCGAATTACAGCATTTTTAGCGGGCATGGCTTCCAGTTAATTTACAAGCTGGACAAGCCCAGCACAGATAAAGACCTGTTAGCAGAGTTTACCGACGCTATGAAGGCAAACGGCTACCCCGTGGACGAAAAAATAAAAGATTGTGCCCGTGTAATGAGATTGCCTTATACAGTGAATAATAAAGACCCAGAAAACCCAGTAAACACATACGTTTATAGCACGCATGAAGGCGTATACAGCTTACAGGAGTTAAGAAACAAGCTAGGCATGAAGAAACAGGCACAGAAGGAAACGGCAAAGGAAGAAGAGCCGACGACAAAGCAAACGCCGAAAGAAGGCAAGAAAACAGAAGCACAGGCACAGGAAACACAGGACTTTACAGCATACGACGACGCATTTTTACAGCAGACATATACATGTATAAGCACAGATAAGCTTCCAGACCCGATTAAAGCCGTTTTAATGGGCTTTAGAAACGGTTATACAGACAAGCAAATAAGGGGCATTGTGCTTTATTTACGTGATTATGAAGGCGTAGAGCTGGAAGCGATCATAAGCACAGTACAGACGCTGGCAAGCATTAACACGTTTAATTATACTGGCGACGTTATACCAGACATTACACGAAAAGTTAAAGCCTTATTTTATCATTATGACTATAAGTTTAATTATGACGAGCTAAAAGAGTTTGGAAGCATGAGCGGAAGAGTAATAGACCGCTCAGAGCTTAAATTACATAACAGCACGCTTAGCGAAGATGTAAGCAACAAAGCTTTTTACGTTTATTTACGTCTTGTTATTGTTAGACATTACAAGCACAAAATAGCGTTTACGGCGGAAGAAATAGCAGAAGAATGTAATATAACCGTAAGGCGTGTAAGGGAAAGACTGGAAGAGCTTGTAAAAGCTGGCTTACTAGACAAGAAACGGGCAAACAAGAAGGAAGGCGGGAAGTACCTTTATACCGTTTCTAAGTTTGGAATAGACAAGGCTAAGGGATATACCAGAATAAACATAAGCGTATTATCAGACTTAATAAAAGCTGTAGACGATAAAATTATTAACGAAACTGTTATAAAGTTTCTTCTGTACATGAAGCGCATAACACAGGGCATAGAAGGCATAGAAGTATCACAGACGGAAATAGCAAAACAGCTTAATATAAAGCAAAATGCTGTATCAATGTTATGGGCTAAAGTAGAGAAGCTTAACAGCGGGCGGGCGTGTCCTTATATCACCCGTGAAAAAACATGGTTAGACAGCGACGCATTTACTTATTACTATGAAATTTACTTCTAAAACATACGCAAGGAAGGCGGGCAATTACAGCCCGTCTTTTTTATTGCCTGTATATAGCCCGTTTCCAGCCGTTTTAAGGCACTATAAACCATTCAAGGCATTATTTACCGTATTACGCATTAAAGACCTGTAGAACGCCCAGAAACGCCCTACAGGGGCATATAAGAAGCTTGTCTGTATCACACACAAACAAGCAACGCAAAAAGGACGCTTTTTCATGCTGGAAGTAAATTTAAACGTTTCTTTTACCCTAGCTAAAAGGGACGGTTTTTGATATACCCTCAAAATTTAAAAAGGACGGTTTTTGATATGGTGGAAATGGCTTTATTACTTGCTTTTTGACCTAAAAAGGACGGTTTTTGATACTTACAAGTATTATCAGAGGAGAGAGGAAGAAGAAAAGAGGAAGAAGGAAGGATTACTACCAGAAGAAGAAAAGCACACGTGTTACCAGTTTTATTAAACTCCCGCAAAGTGGTTACAAAACTCAGAAGAAGTTAGGTACTCAGAAATAACAAACTCAGAAAAAGTGAGTACGCTTAAAACATGTAAACATGTTCACTTGTAAAAACATAGAGGTAGTATTATAATTAACATGTAAACAAGTTTAACTATTAACATGTAAACAAAGGGGGCTAGTGCATGGGCTTTATTACCAACGTGAAGAATATCTTTAAACCCAGAAGCAAAGCGCTTGTTAAAGCAGAAATGCTTAACGGTAACACTTCTGGCATGTTCACTAGCTGGAATGGTGGCGCTTATGCTAACGACATATACAGGGAAGGCGTGGACGCTATAGCAAGGAACGTGGCAAAGCTTAAAGGTACGCACGTTATAACCTACGGGGGAAGCAAGACCGTAACAGACGCAAAGCTTAACAGGCTTTTACAGGTAGCGCCTAACCAGTTTATGAGCGCTTACGACATGCTTTATAAGCTTACGACGCACTATTACTTGTTTAATAACTGTTTTGCTTACCTTAACCGAAACGAAAAAGGCGACGTAGTAAGTATTTACCCGATCACATGCACGCAAGCAGACTTTCTTACAGACGGAAGCGAAAACCTTTATATACAGTTTCACTTCAAGAACGGAAAAGAGTTTACAGCCAGATATAAAGACGTTATCCATCTTAGAAGGCACTTTAACAGCGACGAACTATTAGGGGATAACAACGACGCTGTATTACCAGCTTTAAGCATTGCACACGCTGAAAACGAAGGCATTGTAAATGGCATTAAGGCGGGTGCGACTATTAGGGGCGTGCTTAAGTACACTACGATTATGAACGACGAAAAGCTAAAGGCAGATAAAGAAGCCTTTATAGCCGATTATCTGGACGTAAGCAACAACGGCGGTATTGTGGCGCTGGACAGCAAAGCAGACTATACGCCGATCAATAGCACGCCAACGGTTATTAACGCCGACGAAATCAAACAGACAAAGACCAAAATTTACAATTACTTAGGAATTACAGAAAGCATTGTAAGTAGTAGCTATACAGAAGACCAATACGGGGCATTTTACGAAAGCGTAATAGAACCGCTGGCAATTCAGTTTAGCTTAGAGTTTACCCGTAAAATCTTCAACGAAAGAGAAAGAGCCTACGGAAACGAAGTTATTTTCGATAGTGGGCGGGTAATTTATTCAAACAACCAGACCCGCTTAAACATGATTAAAGAGCTAGTACCTTATGGCTTACTTACAGTTAACGAAGCAAGGGAAATTTTAAACTTAGCGCCTGTAGAAGACGGCGACAAGAGGTTACAGACCCTTAACGTTGTAGACGCTAAGAAAGCCAACGCCTACCAGCTTGAAGACGATAAAAAGGAAGCTGGAAACAGCGAAAAGGGGGCGGACGCATGAAAGAAGTACGTATTACAGAAGTAAGAGCGCAAGAGCCGACGGCAGACGGCAACGGCACTTTGCTTATAGTTGGCACGCCTATTGTGTTTGAAACGCCAACGACTATTAACGACCCTACGGGAAGTTATACAGAGGTAATTAAAAGGGGTGCGCTGGACGGGGCAGACCTAACAGACAGCAGACTGTTAGTTAACCACGATTTAACCCGTATTCCATTAGCCAGAACGCCTAAGACCATGCAATTTAAGATTACAGACAAGGGCTTAGAAATGACGGCAGAATTACCAGACACAGAGGAAGCCAGAACGGCTTATACGGCAGTAAAGCGGGGCGACCTTACGGGCATGAGTTTTGCGTTTACCGTACCAGAAGGCGGGGACAGCTACGACGCTAAAACGAATACCAGAACAATTACAAAGATTGCGAAGGTGTACGAAGTAAGCTTAGTTAACTTTCCAGCTTATCCAACGGCAAGCGCCGAAGCAAGAAGCGCAAGGGCAGAAGGCTTAAAGAAGCTGGAAGCCAGAAACGAAGCTATTAAGCTTTGTAACTTAATTTTAATGAAAGAGGTGTAAAGAATATGTTTAAGACAGTAGCAGAAGCATTTAACTTTTATAACGGCAAGTCTATTGCGGACATTGAAAAGCGTGCACAGGAAGTTAAGGGCATGATTGAAACAGACCCGAACGTAGACATTAAGAGCCTTAATATCGAACTTACAGGACTTGCACAGGCTAAGGCTAACGCACAGGACAAGGAAGCAGACGCACAGGCAGACCCAGAAGCACGAAGCTTTAACCCTGTTACAGGCGCAAGCTTTAAGGACGGCGCAAGCATGGAAGCAGTAAAAGGCGACGTATACGCAAGCAAGGAATACAGAAGCGCTTTTTATAAGTCTCTTATGGGTAAAGAGCTTACAGCCGTAGAGCGTGGCGCACTTAACAGAGCTTACGATCTGGAACAGAGAAGCGACGCTTATACAACTTCTGGCAATACGCCTGTTATCGTTCCGACCCAGACCCTTAACGAAGTTGTTAAGAAGGCTAGAACAATGGGCGGACTTATGGCGGAAGTTAGAGCGTTTGCCGTTCCTTCTAAGATTGCTGTACCTGTAGCAACGCCAGCAAGTAAGGCTGTATGGAACACAGAGGGCGCAGACGTTGAGACAGACAAGCCGACTATTGCACAGGTTACTTTTGACGCAAACGAAATTATTAAGGTATTTTCCATTAGCGCCAAGGTTAAGACTATGAGCATTGACGCTTTTGAAGCTTATCTTACAGACGAGCTTACAGCTTGTGTAATGGACTGTCTGGCAGACGGACTTGTTAACGGTACTGGCGTAGGACAGGGCACAGGACTTGAAAAGGGTATCACATGGACAGAAGGCACTAACCTTATTACTACCACAGCGCTTACCTTCCAGAACATTACTACAGCTATTGCCAAGCTTAAGAGGGGCTACAGCAAGGGCGCTAAGTTCGCTATGAACAATGCAACCCTTTATAACGCTGTATACGGACTTATGGACGGTAACAAGCGCCCTGTATTTGTTCAGAACGCACAGGACGACAGCGTAGGCAAGATTTTAGGCTTTGAAGTTGTCGTAGATGACAATATCAAGGATAACGAGATCTTCTTTGGTAACTTCCAGTACATGGGCTACAACATGCCTAACGGTATTGCCGTTGAGTCTTCTACACAGTCTTCCTTCAAGTCTGGCAAGGTAGATTACAGGGGCATGGCTATTGCGGACTGCAAGCCGATTGTAGACGAAGCATTTATTAAGCTTGCTATCAGCGCTGGCAAGTAATTTAGAAAGGGGGCTTACACATGGCTTTAATTACAACCGAAGAAGCTAGAAACTGGCTAAGGCTGGACAACAGCGACAACGACGAAGTAATTAACGGGCTTGTTACCAGTGCAGAAGAGTACATTACTCTTACTACTGGAATGAGTGCAGAAGCACAGGCGCAAAGCCCCTTAGCTAAAACAGCTTGTAAGTTTCTTTTGTCGCTATGGTACGACCCAGAACAGGCGGACAGCGACAAGCTACAGCGTAGCATTGACAACCTGTTAAAAGCTTTATCGTAACTATTTACTAAGGGGTGTGGTGCATTATGAAGGAATACGCTAAAGGGTTTTACAACTCCAAGGCGTGGCGTGATACACAGCGGGCATATATGCAAAGCAAACATTACGTGTGTGAACGTTGCGGAAAACCAGCCGTTATAGTGCACCACAAAACCTATATAACACCAGCAAACATTAACGACCCAAACATAACGCTTAACTGGAATAACCTAGAAGCATTATGCGCAACGTGCCACCAGCACGAACACTTCCAAGACAGGAACGTAACAGCAGACGGGCTAATGTTTGATGATAAAGGCAACCTAGTAAAGCTATAGCAAGTAATTGTTATAGCCGTGCGCTATAGGTGCTGGCAGAAGTGTTGCTATATACAAACCGACCTTAATAAGGCTGTGCGTGACAGGGTGCGCAGTCTTGCGGTTTTTACGTTTCACCGTTCAATGAGTTCATAGGCAAGTATATACAAGCTAACGCCTACAAAGTACAAGTAGGAAAAGGCAACCTGTACAGGCATGGAAGCTTTAAGACAGAGCTAGTAACTTATTCTCTTGTTCACGCTAGCAAAGTTAGGGCATTTATAACGCACAGCTATGGCAATTACAGCCCCCCGAAGGCAAGACGACAGCGGGCGACGAGTGACCACAACGCCCACCTTCCAATACCCCGCTAAGGGTTTTTACACGACAGGGGGTAAACATGTAAACAAGATAACAAGTTATAAAGGGGTGATAGTATGGAAAAAGAAAAAGATACAAAGACGACAGCCCAGAAGGCAAGCCGTGCCGAACTAACACGCCTTAAGAAGATTGTTAAGTTAGTGCCAGAGAATAAAAAGGGCGTAGCAAACAGCCTTATTAAGGAATTAGCCTTTATGGCTGGCACGCTGGAAGAACTTAAAGAAAATATTACAGAGCATGGGGCAGTAGACTACTTCGTAAACGGTAAGCAAGAAATGTGGCGGGAAAGCCCAGCCCTTAAGAGCTATAATACGACGATACAGCGTTACAGCCTGTTATATAAGCAGTTGTGCGACCTGTTACCAAAGGAAGAAGCTACAAAGGTACAGCAAGACGGCGGGCTTATGGACTTTATAGGGGTGTAGCCTATGAACTATGTTAAAGAGTATTTTAACAAGCTGGAAACAGGCGAAATAGTAACAAGTAAACGAGTTTACAAGGAATACAGCAAACTTGTTAACGATATAGAGAACCCAGACGGCTTTATATTTGACGAAGAAAAAGCAAACAGACCAATAGAATTTATAGAGCGCTTTTGTAAGCATAGTAAAGGCGAATGGGCGGGCAGACCTATTAAGCTTGAGTTATTCCAGAAAGCTTACATTAGCGCTTTATTTGGGTTTGTAGACAAGGAAACAGGGCTAAGAAAGTACAGAGAAAGCCTGTTTTATGTGGCACGTAAAAACGGCAAAAGTACCATGCTGGCGGGTATTGCGCTTTACATGATGATAGCAGACGGCGAAGCGGGGGCAGATTGCTACAGTACAGCAACGAAGAAAGACCAAGCTAAAATTATTTTCGACGAAGTAACGCACATGGTACAGCAAAGCCCAGAGCTTAGAAAGTACATTAAGAAGCGTAAAAGCGATCTGTATTTTCCGCTTACCATGAGCAAGCTACAGCCGTTAGGCAAGAACAGCGACACGCTGGACGGGTTAAACGCCCAGCTTGTAATTATGGACGAATTGCACGGGGTAAAAGACCGCAATTTATACGAAGTGTGCAAGCAGAGCCAGAGCGCCAGAAGACAACCGCTTTTAATTATGATAACGACGGCGGGAACGGTTAGGGAATGTATTTTCGATGATATGTACGACTACGCAAGTAAAGTGGTAGACGGGACTATTAAAGACGATACCTTCTTACCGATCATGTACGAGCTGGACGACCGCAAGGAATGGCAAGACCCTACAGCGTGGCGCAAGGCTAACCCAGCTTTAGGAAGTATAAAGAAGCTGGAAGACCTTATGGCAAAAGTAGAGCGTGCAAAGCAGAACCCTAAAGACCTTACGGGCATACTTTGTAAAGACTTTAACGTAAGAGAAAACAGCGCTACAGCGTGGCTTACTTTCGATACCTTAAACAATGAAACTTGTTTCGATGTAAACCAGTTTAAGGGGCAGTGGGCTATAGGCGGGGCGGACTTATCCTTAACAACCGACTTAACGTGCGCAACCCTGTTAACAATGGATAAGGACTTAAACCGCTACGTTATGCAAATGTACTTCTTACCAGAAGACAACTTCCAGAAGCATATACAAGAAGACCGTATACCCTACGACAAGTGGAAGGAAGCGGGCTTATTAAGGCTATGTAAGGGCAATACAATTAACTACAGCGACGTTACAGCGTGGTTTATTGAAATGGTAAAGGAAAAGGGCATAACGCCCGCATGGGTATATTACGACAGCTGGAGCGCCCGTTACTGGGTGGAAGAAATGGAAGGCAACGGCTTTAACATGGTGCGCTGTATTCAAGGCGCAAAGACGCTTAGCTTACCTATGCAACACTTACAAGCCGATCTGGAAGCAAAGAAGGTTATTTATAACAATAACCCTATATTAAAGTGGTGTTTAAGTAATACGTGCGTAGAAGAGGACAGAAACGGGAATATCATGCCGAAGAAGTCAAGCAACCCACGTAGGCGTATCGACGGCACAGCAAGTATGCTAAACTGTTGGGTAGGGTTATACGAACACTACAACGAATTTACAGACACGTTTAAATAAGGGGGCAACGCACATGTTTACTGTATATAAGCACACAACGCCAAGCGGTAAAGTATACATAGGCATAACAAGTCAAAGGCTTTCAAAACGCTGGGACAATGGAAGCGGATATATTGACAACCCGTATTTTTACAAAGCTATTAAAAAATACGGCTGGAATAATATAGACCATTGCGTAATAGCGGACGGGCTTACAAAAGAAGAAGCTTGCAAGCTGGAAATAAGCTTAATATCAAAATACGACAGCGCAAACCGCAAAAAAGGGTACAACATAAGCACAGGCGGGGACTGCCCAGCAACAGGCGTTAAGCACACAGAGGAACGAAGAAAACACGCTAGCGAAAAAACAAAAGAACTATGGGCAGATGAAGAATACAGGACAAGGACAACAGAAGCGCACAAAGGATATAAACCCACAAAAGAAGAGTTACAGAAGCGAAGCGAAGGACTTAAAAGGGCACACAAAGAGGGCAAATATAACAACGTTGATTTTTCTTTCCATAGGACAGAGAAATACAGAAAGACGAAAAGCGACGAACTAAAAGAGTTATGGAAGGACGAAGCGCACAAAAAAGTATTTTCAGAAAATTTAACAAGAATACAGCACGACCCAGAAGCCAGACACAAAGCTATTGAGCAGTTAAAAATTACGAATAACAAGCCAGAAATAAAGGCTAAGTTTTCTGGAAAAAACAATGGCAAAAGTAAACAGGTACAGTGCATAGAAACAGGCGAAATATACCAGTGCATTGCGGAAGCAAGCAGAAAAACGGGCGCACCATTAAACAGCATTGCAATGTGCTGTAGGGGCGAAAGAAAAACCGCTGGCGGGAAGCACTGGAAATTTACCGAAGCATTATAAAAGGGGGCTGGAATATGGCAAACAGAAGGTATTTAAAAGACAAGAAAATAGTAATTTATAAAAAAGGAACGTTCGAAGAC